TTGTGCTTATAAATAATGCTGTTGCCATTAGTTTCTAAATTTCATTTTGTTCCAATACTCTGCTGTATAGCCCTTATACTTCATATCCTTTGGTGCAACTGGTACTTCTTGTGCATTAGCCTCTGGCTTAAAACCTCTTTTCCTTGCCTCTGTTGTACTTATAGCATCGCCTAACCCTTTAGCACCATCTTTGCGTACATAAGTCTTTCTGAACCATTTATGGCTACATCTCGCACCGCCTTTGTAAAGCCATATACTGTAAGTATCACTACCGCCTTTTCCAAACCCAGCATTAACCGCTTTGTTTTCCATAGCTACTATGTCCTCTTTTCTGTAAACCTTTTTAGCACTTACCATTTTAGAACAAAACTGTCTTGATGTTGCTTTTGTTCTTTCTGGTGCATACATATATCTTACAAGAAACTCATTGCCTTCTTCTTTTGTTTGTTTGCTTGTGCCATCTTGCTCGCTCTCTTTATAAGGCTTTGCGCTACCAGTACTTACAAACTCCCATATTTTAGATAGTAAACTTTTGTCTTTAGGTTTGTTAAGGTCTGTAATTACCTCATCTAAACCTTGTTCTTCATCATAGTTTACTTCTCTTTCGTCTATTACTTCAAACTCTTTTAATAGCTCTGTTTCGTCTTGCCCTAAATCTATAAGTGCATCCGCTATATCGCTACCTAATTCGTCTGGTAATTCTGCGCTTAACTTAACCCCAGTTTCTTCTTCTTTAGTTTCTTCATCCTCTACGTTTTCAAGGTCTGTAAACTCTAAAGGCTGTAAGGTCTTAAAGTATAGTTTTAAGCTAATATTATTGTAAGCTAATATACTATCAAAGGCATCTATTAAAAGTGTCTGAAATGGTCTAATAACTGTGTTATCCATTAACGTAGATGCAGTCTTTAACTCGTCTGCGTTGTTACCAAGTCCGCTACTGTCTTTAATACCTAATAACATAGGGCTTACAATTCTATGTGCTACCATTATTTTTTTACCACTTTCATCACTTAAGAATTGGTATTGGTTATGCGCATCGCTTAATTGAATTGGCTCTATTGTAGCCGCACTCTCTGGGTTGTCGTTAAACGCTAATATAAATTTACCAGCATTACTACTACCGCTAAACTTTTGGTATATTCTATTCTCAAGCATTTGACGTTCCTCTGCATTTGGAGTTCCGTTGTTAAAATTGATGAGCATTGACGGAGCAAGTCCATTAAGGATGTTGTTTAAATGGTAGTTAGATATTTCTTCTTCTAACTCTGCATATTGTAAACCCCCTTGATAGTCTGGGCTTGAATAGTATTTATATCCAGCTCTGTAAGGTTTAACGTATACTATCTCTATGTTTTCTGTTGAATAACCAAAAGCTGGTATGCGTGTACAATCGTCTGCTTTTTTTACTTTACTCCAATCATCAGAATAATAGTAAGCCTCTATCTCGCCTTTGTCGTTGCATTTCTCTGCTCTTAAATTCTCAACTGGGATATGCTCTACTTGTGCCACAGTCTTGCGGTCTTTTGAGTATATAACTTGCATAGAACATTGACCCATTAATTTAAGGTCATAGCATAACTTACGCACACAATCCTTGTGAAACAAAGACATCATTTTAGCGTACTGCTCTGGCTTCTTGTTGCTGTTTAAAGCATCTAAACCTTTGCCATATATCATTTCGCTAACTCCGTTAATAATAGCGTTGTTTGTTGGGCTACCATTGTATCGGTCTATTAGGTATGCAAAGTAATTGTTATCTGCGCCATAGCTAACCCATTCCTTGTTGCTTTTCTCTACAATTTGTGGGCTTGTATAGGTGCTTAAATTTACTACTCTTAAATCGTTCATAATATAATGTAATCGTTATCAAAACTATCTTCTTGTACATACTCATCTTTATTAATAGAGTAGTAGTCATTAGTAGTTTGGTTTATTGTTTGGTCTGTGCAAAATACTTTGTCTTTGTATATTACCGCAGTTCCGTTCTTAACTTCTAATATGTAAAAATCGCCTTCTGTTAGCGTTCCAAAAACCGCATCAAAACTCATATAATTACCATCAGTTGATGCAGTAGGAGTTAAGTTTACGTTTGTACCAGTGCTTTCGCTTGTAAGATTTACTGTTATACCACCATTAATATATTGTCTTGGTATTATCTTAAAGGTCTTATTTCCGTTTGTGCCTATTAGCTTCATATTAATATATAAACAAAACTAATTTATTTTGTATTGTATAATAAAAAAACCCCCACATTTCTGCGAGGGTCTTGATGTTTTGTTTTACGTTATTAAATTCCAAATTTATTTAAGATACTGTAATAAGTTTCTGATTGGTGGTCAGAGCCATCCATTAGCTTAATAAGTGTTTTTTTAATTTCTTTCTCTTGACCTTCTTTAACTTTATTAGTCATTAAGCATAATAATAAGTTTACCTCTGTTTGATTTAATTCTGTTTTTGTTAATTCAGTTATCATAATATTTAGTTTTTGTTATTGTTTTACATTACAAATATACAATACTTTTATTGTTATAAACAAATAATTAACAAGTTTTTTTTAATTTTTTTTTGTTCTTATCTGTTAGAGGCTAAAAATAAAGCATAAAAAAAGGGCTATCCGTTAAGATAACCCTAAATTTAAAACCCTAATTGTGATTATGCAGTTGGGTCGATTTGTACCGCAGAAGCATCAGCAGTAATTACTGACCCAGTTACAAAGTAAGGCGGTGCAGTTTCTTGTGCTACCGCTGTGATTGTGTATCCAGTTAAATCTCCCATTGCAGCACCAGTTACAATAGTACCACCATTTACATCAGCGCCGTGTTCTAATCCCATAACGAAATAGTTTCCGTTGTAGTCCTCTATTGCGATGTGTGGTCTTGCGTGTGCAATTAGTTTAAGTTCCTCTTGTGTTGCTTTGTCTTGGAATGTAAGTGTAAGGTTAAGTGTACTCTCATAGAATGTCGTACCATTCTCTCTACTCGAATTTATACTGGTTTCTAAAGAAGAATTACCCTTAACATCAAACTGAAACCAATCTGGAGTTCCGCTAAATGCAGTAATCTCTCCAGAAGCTATTGTGGCATCTCCTAAAGTACCAAAGTCAGCAAAGTAAATAGTTTTAATACCACCTACTGCGCTTTTGCAAGGTACTTTTCTACCAGTTGTTAATGAACAAGCCATATTTTTATAGTTTTTTAAATAAAAAAGGGTAGGCGGTTTTGCCCACCCCTTTCTACGTTGATTAATTAATTATTATACAGTTCTGTAAACGATGTCAGATACTTGTGCGTATTGTACGCCAGCAGTAAATCTCATCACTACACGAACATTCTGGCTTCCGTCTGTTTCAGCCATATCAATAACTCTTACTTCGTTAAGGTCACTTAAGATACCAGTACCGAAGAAAAGGTTAGACTTTTCAGCAGCGATAATCATATCGTCAGCAGCACCTCTACAAGGAATTACTGGGATACCATCAAAGAATAAAGACCCTAAAGATTGGTTGTTCCCTTTGTTCTCATAACCAGCAGCACCTTGTCCACCAGATTGGAAACCACCTAATGCACGAGTATAAGCACGCACTACGTTAGAAGCAGCATAGATAGCTAAATCTTCACTTCCGTAAACAGCAGTTGGGATAGCATCTACAACATCTCCTAATTCAGCAACTACGTTTGCAGCAGTTACAGCAGTACCTACGATGTCTTGTCCAGCTGGTAAATCAGTATCAGCAGCTAACAATGTAGCAAACCCATCAAATTGTCCAGAAGTTGCAGTTGAACCACTCCAAATGTTTTTCTCTGTGCGGTCAGCTACTTTAGCAGCAACGTGAGCCAATACAAAATCAGAAAAGTTAGCTGGTAGGTTGTCAAATGCAGAATACCCCATTTGAGAAGCTTCCCAATCCTGATGTAGCGTTTTTCGGCAAATATCCAAATTTACTTGGAATTCTTCTGGCTGAAGGATTTTCTCTGTAAGAGTTAATGTCCCTTGTCCAGTTTGAAAGTCGCAAGTAGCGTCTTTTACGATGTCGTCAGTTGAAGCCTTTTTGATTACAGACTTAAACTTAACGTTAGGCATAATTGTTACATTGCCTTTGTCTAATGTGTCAGCAGATAATAAAGCAGCAGCGATATACTTGCCACTAAATTCGCCTGCGTAAGTTGATGTAATTGATACACTCATTTTATTTAGTTTTTAGTTGTTTATTAATTATTAAATTTTGCCATTACTCTATCCAATGTACTCATTCTTCTGTTTTGTGAGATACTGAATTTAGATAGGTTTTCTTTTACCTCTGGGTTAGCTTTGATTGGCTCGGCTGCTGGCTCGTTAAGTTCTGCTTGTACTTCTTCTGGTACTTCGCTTAACTCTACTTTTTCGTGCTTGCATAGTTCCTCTGTTACAAGGTTTCCTAACTCATCTGCGCTTAA